GCGAGCCGTGGCGCGATCATGGCTACGTCGCATGGCTGCTGTGGGGCGGCGACCCCGGCCGCGCGTGGGCAGACAAGGTTGTCGGGCAGATGAACGCAGCCGACGAGAAGGCCGAAAAGGCCGACCTCGCCATCGCACCGGGTGGCCCCGGCGCGCTCGCACCTGAGCAGAACGACCGGCTGAGGCGCGTGCGTACCAAGGCCACGAACGAGGTCGCACTGATCAAAGTCGATGCGCCCGACACAGACGAACGCTACATCCTCGGCGTGGTGCTCGAGCCCGACGAGGTCGATTCGCAGGGCGACATGATCAGTGCTGAAGAAATCCGCAACGCCGCACACCTGTACATGCAGGAGCACGGCAACGTGGGACTGCAGCATCAGACCTTCGTGAACGACAAGATCAAGATCCTCGAGTCGTACATCGCACCCGCGGACTTCGAGATCGGTGGGCAGAAGGTCAAGCAAGGTACGTGGCTGATGGCGTTCCGCGTGCTCGACGACAGCATCTGGAAAGCGATCAAGTCGGGGCTCCTGACGGGGCTCTCGATCGGCGGCACGGGCTTGCGTATGGCCGTCCCTTGACGCACCCGCGCAACGCCGAGCAGAATGTAGTCGAAGATGACCGACGAGAAGCGATACGTGCTCGAAGACCTCGAAGTCAAAGAGGTCAGCGTCGTCGATCGTGGCGCGAACAAGCGCGTGCTGCTCATGGTGAAGAACGGAGACCCCATGCCGACTGACGAGACCGTCACCGAGACTGCTGCGACCGAATCCGATCCCGTGGTCGAGGCGCAGGCGGAGAAGGCGAAGGACACCACCGAGCTGATCGTCGGGCTTCCTGCGGACATGCGCGACGCCATGGCGAAGATGCTCACCGAGGTGTCGGCTCGCGTCGGCATTCTCGGCGAAGCCGTGAAGGCGGCCTCCGATGGCGAGGGCGGCGTCACCGACAAGTTCAAGAGCGAGGTGATGGGTCTGGCGAACGCGCTGCGCATGCTCGCCGGTGCGGAGAAGGCCGACGACATCGCTTCGGTCGAGAAGGGCGTCCTGATGGCGCCGCCGACCCCGATGGCTCAGAGCTTCGACCTCAGCGCCACCCCGGAGTACGTGATGACCTCCGAGGGGCCGGTGATGAAGATGCCGGAAGCGGTGATGAAGTACATGGCGTGCAAGTACGCCATGGAGCAGATGTACCAGGCCGAAAGCATGCTCGCGAAGGAGGACTACGCGGGCTGCTGCATGTGCGTGTTCGCCTGCCTCAAGGCGATCGGCCCGTTCGTTCCCGACGGCGGCGGGATGCCGCAACAGATGATGCAGGCGATGAAGCAGTACGCCTACAACCAGCCGCAGCCGAGCATCGCTGCTGGCGTGCCCGACGCGCAGATGCCCGCGCACATGGAGCAGCCCGGCAGCGGTGCCGCTCCCGCCGACGAGCTCGCCAAGGCGGGCCGCAAGATCGCGGGCGAGAAGCTGACCAAGCTCGAGGAGCTTCTTGCGCAGCTTTCCGGTGTGGTCGCGGAGCTGCGCCCGACGGAAACCACCAAGTCCGAGAGCGCCGACGCGGCGAACCTCAAGGACAAGATCATCGCTCTCGCCAAGCTGGCGAAAGCGCAGCAGGCCACGATCGACCGTATGAACGCGACGCGCCCGACCGGCCACGCGCTTCCCTACGTCGAGGCCGACGACGACAACTCCCCGGCGGGCAAGGTACTCTGGCCCGACGACCTGAACGATCTGTCTGACTCCGACCTTTGATGGTCGGCCACCCCACGCTTCGAGAGGAATCCCCCATGCCCGCAGGTCTCACCGACAATCGCAGCATCCTCCAGAAGGCCGATCTCCAGCTTTCGGACCTTCTGACGGATGGTGGTCTGCTCGTTCCCGAGCAGGCCCAGCGCTTCCTTCGCATCCTGATCCGCCGCAGCGTGATCATGGCGATGTCCACCGTCGAGCCGATGCGCTCGCCCACCAAGGAGATCAACAAGACTCGCTTCGCGACTCGCATCCTCCGCGCCGGCCAGTCCGGTGTGGCGCTGTCGGCCGCCGAGCGGAGCAAGATCGATCTCACCCAGACGGTCCTGAACAGCAAGCTGTTCAAGGCCGAGGTGCGGCTCAACAACGAGGTGCTCGAGGACAGCATCGAGCGCGGCAACCTCCGCAACACCGTCATGCAGCTGATGACCACCGCCGTGTCGCGCGACATGGAGGACATCCTGGTCAACGGCGACACCACCAACCCCGACCCGTTCTTCTCGCAGTTCGACGGCATCCTCCGTCAGGCCGTGTCGAACATCGTGGACGCTGGCGGCGTGAAGCTGAACAAGGCGATCCTCCGCGATCTGCAGAAGGTGCTGCCCACCGAGTTCCTCGTGAACAAGCTGGACATGCGCTACCTGACCAGCGTGGACGCGGACATCGACTACCGCGACACCCTGGCCGACCGCGCGACGCCCGGCGGCGACTCGGCGCTCGGCGCGATGGCGAACAGCGAGGCCGTGGTCGGCTACACCGGCGTGCCCGTCGTGCCGGTGCCGCTGTTCCCCGGTGACCGCACCGACATCCCGCGCGCGCCCGGCCTCACCGACGTGATCTTCTGCGACCCGAAGAACATCCACGTCGGCATTCACCGCGAGATCCGCCTCGAGACCGACAAGGACATCTCGGCTGGCGAGGTCATCATGGTGATCACCATGCGCTTCGACGTGAAGTACGCCGAGGAGCTTGCGGTCGCGAAGGCCATCAACGTGCTCGTCGCCTGATCCATCAGGCCGCTGAAAGGAACCCACCATGGCACTCGGAACCACCGTCACCACCGTCGGCCAGCAGGGTCAGACCACGATGCGCCCGAACGGGCTCATCCGTCTCTCCTTCGCGGGCGACAGCGCCTACCCCACCGGCGGCACGCCGGACTTCACCGCGTACCTCACCGCCGCGCTCAAGCGGGAGGTCGAGGTCACGCAGGTGTTCGGCTACGGCAAGACCGCTGGCGCGATCACCCACATCGCCGACTACGACGCGACCAACGACACGCTGCTCGTGTACGTGCTCGCCGGCACCCAGGCCACTGCTGCGGCCAACCTGAGCACGGTCACGTTCGACGTGATCGTCGCCTACCGCTGATCTGCACCGCCCGCCACGCTTGACCAGCGTGGCGGGCGATCTACGTTCAACACCGAGATCATATGTCCGCCCAGACCTACCTCGTCCGTCTCAAGCCGTACAACCGCAAGCGGGAATACTTCGTGCGCAACTACTCGTGGCGCGGCCACCGATTCACCGAGCGGTGGGCGGAAGTTTCCGCCGCAGTGGCGGAGCAGCTGCGCGGGCTGATGCAACCGCACGATCTCTCCATGGAGATCCCGCTGTTCGACGTGTGCACCAAAGACGAAGCGCTCAAGATCGAGGAGAAGGAAGCCTCGGCGGGCCAGCCGGCCACCAAGGTCAAGGACGCCACGCCCGTCCCCGACTCCGACCTTCGCGACGACAAGCCCAAGTTCAACGCGGCGACGGGCAAGATCGAGCGGCACGTCGAGCCCGCCGAGAAGGTGGACAACGTGAAGCCGATCGCGGAGACGGAAATCTCCGACGACGACGTGGCTCCCGCGCCGTCGCTGCGCGAGGACAAGCCCGCCCGCGCCCGCTCTCGGTGACGCCTTGCTGACGTGAGCTCGTGCCGCCTACACTGAAGGCAGGCAAAGAGTTCTCGGTCAGCGGCCTGGTCCCCGCTGTTTGCCCACGCCCGCATCGGCCTTGTGCCGGTGCGGGCGTTTCTTTGCTAGGCTAGCCAACGTGGATCTCGTCCGCGGACAAGCCAACAGCGTGAGCAACCCTCGCGTGTTGTTCGCGTGGCAGTCGCCGAACGTGGGCGACTCCCAAGACGCGAGCCCCACGTCTGTGCGGCGACTCAAGGGCGGATTCTTCCAGTCGCTCGACAACCCGCTGACGTTTCGCGTGCTCGACCCGTTCGGTGTCGAGGTGATCGCTCCCACTGACATCGACCCCACGGACCCAGCGAACCAGCTGGACCCTCCGAATGAAACGGGCTCGAGCGGCAAGGGGCGCATCATAGTGCTGCCGTTCACGGTGCCGCTTCTTGCGCCGGTCGGCACGTACACGGTCGAGGTCACGTTCATCGCGAACCCGAGCGACGGCCCGGTGCTCTCTCCGCAGACGGTGTCGTACACGTTCCGCGTGCTCGACGAGGCGCTGCCCTACGTGCCCGAGTCCTACGCGCAGATCACCGACATGCTCGAGGCGGGCTTCCCGATCGGCGAGCCCGCGCCGTGCGGTGGGTACACGTACCGCGACGCGGTGCGCGCGCTTGGTCGCGCGAGCCGGTACATCGAGGAGATCACGTCGCGGTTCTTCGAGCCGCGCTACCGCGTGTTCGACCTCGACGGCGAGGGTGGGCCGACGATCCAGCTTGAGCACGCCATCGTCGGCATCACGGACGTGACCTTCACGTTCACGACGTTCACTCCTGCCGATCTCCCGATCGAGGAGGGCGATCTTCGCGTGTACAACCGCCACATCCGGCAGCTCCTGATGGAGCCGGATGACCGCCAAGACCCACGCATCGAGTTCCTTCGCACGCCGAACTACCGCTTTCCGCGCTCGCAGCTTCTCGGCGAAGTTGACCTGCTTTCGAGCTACATCGGCTTCACGGACTCCCAGCAGAACGTGAAGGTGAAGGGCATGTTCGGCTACACCGACCCCGACGGCTCGCCGTTCGGCAAGACGCCCGACCTGATTCGCGAGGTGGCGCTACGCTTGGCCGCGCGGCACATCGCGCCGCTGTGGCAGCAGGTCGGTGGTGCAGGTCCGCGCGAAAGCCCGTCTGGTCCGGTGATGGGTGAGCAGACTCTCGACCAGCGCGTGTCCTACGCGAACGCCGTGGCGTGGGGCCTCACGGGCGTGATCAACACCTACGCTGGATCGTTCACTGGCGATCCTGAGATCGACCAAATCCTCGCGCTCTTCATGGCGCCGCCCAAGTTCAGGAGCGCGTGATGGGCTACCGCGGTCGCCTCATCTGGCCCGCACAGGCTCGCATCGAGCGGCTCGACACCGCATCGACGAAAGAGAACGCACTCGCGTTTCAGCCGTCGGGCTACGATCGGATTTTCCGCGAACCTGTGCGCACCGCTGACGGCACCGACTCTCGCGTGTACATGCCTGCGGTCGCGATTCCGTGTCAGGTGCGAACGGAAATGGCAGCGTTCGATCGGCAGTTTCAGATGCCGGGCGGACGAGAGCTCGAGTTCCGCATCATGCTGACGCTGCACTACAAGGACTTGGAAGTGCGCGGCCTGATCGCCCCGAACGGTGGGTGCGTCTTCCAGCCGTCGGACCGGCTCGACTCGATCTACACCGCGGACGGCGCGTGTCTTCAGCGCTCTTTCGCAGACGCGCCGCTCTTCTGCACGCACGTGCAAGACCGCTCCTGGGGGCTTAGCGGCCTTTCGAGAAACCTCGTCATGCTGTACTTCAACGACCGCCGGGAGGGCGCGACATGAGGTTCACCAAGGTCGGAGACTGGCATCGCGCGCAAATGATGCTCGGCGCGGCCGTGTACCGAACGCACCGCTCTATTCAGAACGCGGTGAAGCAGGAGGCGCAATACTTCCGCGCGAAAGTTCTCAAGGCGTTCCAGACTCGCGGGAGCAGCAACGGCATCACGTGGGCACCCAACGCCCCCAGCACTATCGCACGCAAGGGCTCGAGCAAGCCGCTGATCGACACCGGCCAACTTCGCGGCTCGATTCAAGTCGTGCAGTCTGGCGACATTTTCTTCGCGGGTGTGCCGAGCTTCTCGATGCGGGAGGACGGCAAGTCGATGGTCAGCATCGGCGCCATCCACGAGTACGGCACCATCGTCGCGCAATCTCGCGGCGACAAAATGGTCTTGATCCAGATTCCTCAGCGATCTTTCATCCAGTCCACCGCCGACGCGCACTTTCAGCCGGAGGATGTGCGTAAGAGGTTCATGGCGCGCTTCGCTCACGACCTCGGCCCGTACTGGGCCGTTCAGATGTCTGGACGACCTCCGACCAAGTAACCTATGCCCGTACCTACGATCACCGCGGTTTCTCCGCAGACGGGCGCACCGACCGGCGGGCAGCTCGTCCAGATCACCGGGACGGACTTCCGGCTTCCTACGCCGCCCGGCCCGGCGATTCCCGCCCCCGTCGCGCCCCCAAGCGTCCGCGTGGCTTTTGGAGGCGTACAGAGCCCGCGCGTGGACGTGATCAGCGCCACCCGGCTTCTGGTCGCCGTCCCCAAGAGGTCGATGCCGATCGGCACGGATGGTCAGACGACGCTTGGTGAGGTTGTCGTAGACGTGACCGTCGAGAACATCGACGACGCAGGCGTGCTCATTCCTGGCGAAACCGTCACGAGCCTTTCCGCCTACACGTACGTGCGCCCCGGTGTGGCCTACGACAGCGGCCCCTACTCCGTGACGCGCGTGACCGCTCTTCTCATCGACTTGCTGCGGAGCGAGGTTCTCGCGAACACCGTTCTGGAAACCTCGACGGACTACGACCCCAACACCGGCACCACGCAGATCGAAGTTCAGAAGACGCCACAGTTGATCCTCACTGGGCCGTCGCTGACGTTCAACTCGTTCTTCACCTTCCGGGGCGCCTACCCGGTGCCGGGGCTCAACCCCGGTGAGACGTTCCTGAAGCGGCGTCACCGCGTCGTGGATCTTGAGTACGAGATCATCGGTGTCACCAACAGCACCGTCGAGCTCAACAACTTGATCGAGTTGCTCGAAGTTGTCGTCGATCGCAACGTGTCTCTGCAGTTCGAGTGCACGCCAGGCCAGGGCGACTTCATCACGCTCGAACTCCGCTGGGAAGTCGATCCTCGTTACGAACGGCAAGGCGCATCACCTGGCTTGATCTCGGATTTGCGCGTGTTCAGGAGCACCGTCGAGGTTGTGGGTCTTCCGCTCACTGAGATCGCGGGCGTTGATCGTGACGCTATTCAGGAGGTCGGCTTCGAGGTTGCGGACGCCGTGCTTGAAGCACCTGCGCAGATCGGCGAGAATCTACCAACCCGGCAAGGCGGCGTCGTGCGATCTCCGCCCGACCAGCATGTTCCTTCGCCACCGAGTTTCCCGCCTACCGGCGGCCCGGTGCGCTCCCCGCCCGACAAGCACGTTCCTTCGCCACCGCCCTTCACACCTCGCGGTAGGCGGTCGCCGCCAGACGCAGGAGAGCAAGAATGATCGACCTCAAGAATCGCAGCCGCGAAACGCGGACCTACCAGTTCCCCCGTGACGTGAGCGCCGGTCCCGTGCGCCCGCGGGTGCTCGACGTGGCTCGCGGCAAGCACAACCCCAAGACCGGCGAGGTAGTGGTCGCGCCCGCGCAGATCACCGTCGGTGGTGTGCTCACGCTGCCGCCGCGTGCGACCGTGCGTGGTCTGCCCGAGTCGCTGCTGTCGCACCCGAGCCTCAAGCGCGACATCGACTCGCGCGAGGTCGTGGTGGTGAAGCACACGAAGTCCGAGAAGCCCGCTGCCGTCGCCGTGCCCGTGAGCACGCCCGAGCCGACGCAGCCCGCCAAGTCCACCGCGCGCCGCCGCAAGGAGTGATCCACCATGTCGAACGCACTGCTCTCCTCCAAGATCGTCATCACCGAAGAGCCGCCGCGCATCCAGTCCTTCACCGCGCTCCCCACCGCGGTGCTCGGCATGGTGGGCCTCGCGGAGCGCGGACCGATGGACACCGCCGTCCTCGTCACGAGCTTCGAGGAGTTCGTCAACATCTTCGGCACGTACACGCTCGACACGAAGGACACCACCGCCGCGGTCGAGGGCTACTTCGAGGAGGGTGGGCAGTTCCTGTGGTTCGTGCGCACCGCACGGCACACCGACATCAACGATCCGACGAGCAACGAGGCGCTCACCGCGAGCGGTGAGGCCGACACGCTCGCCGCCATCGCAGCGCCGCCCGCCGTCACCGGCAACCTCGTCGGGCCGTTCTCGCTCATCGACGGCGACACGCTCACCATCTCGCTCAATGGCGCGCCCGGTGTGACCGCCACCTTCAACGCCGGTCCCGCGTCGATCACCGCCACGGCGCCCGGCCCCTACACGCTCGCCACTCGCGCCACGCGCACCAGCGGCAACACTCAGCCGTTCGCGCTCACCAACGGCAACACGCTGCTGATCAGCATC